CCTGCAATGGCAAAATCCCCGGTGGGCCGGGGATACCTTCCAACTGAGGCAATACTCACACGTCCGATATTCCATCACCGTCTCCTGCGACACCGGACATGAACTCCTCCGATGTAGCCTCGTGCATGAATTGCTCTGTCGTCCAGCCTTCCTTGCCGGCCTTCTCAAGCAGGGACAGGACATCGTCCTGCAACACCATGAAGAACGCGATCAAGTTGTACCCAAGAGACCTTTCCGCCTTCACAAGGTCATCCTCGGGAACCTTGGCCCCTTTTATGAGGTCACTCATCCCGCTGGCTGTCCAACCGTCTTCATGTTGAATGGGTTGGCACCGCTCCCGTCCGGCTGTGTCGCCTGCGCGTCTGGGAGACTGTCCCCTTCCGGCCCTATAGGCTCACGCCCGCTCTCAAGCCGTATCTCATTGACGGTGTAGGTTCCCGATTGCTTCTTGATCGTCTCAAGCTGGACTTGCTCCTCGTCGGACATCCCACTCTTGAACTCGAACAGATACCCTGAGCCATACCTGAGCGGGAGAATCTCCCGATTGAGCTTGTTCTCGATCATCTTCACTATCGGGGATATGCCCTTCTCCTTCTCTATCCTCGCCTGCGCGTCCGAGGTCGAGCGCCCGGAAGTCTCCTCGGAGCCAGTAAGGTTGATCTCCATGTTGGACATATTGTAGACGAACGCCACGGTCTCGCGGATCATCCTCTGCCTTTCGATCTGCGAAGCGTAGGTCTCTGAGCGGGACAGGTCGAGGATGGCTGGCGTGCCATACCCTGACAGCACCCGTATCGCATCCTTGCGCGGCTCATTGAGAAGCGACTCTATCTTGCTTTGCTCCGCTTGGTTGAGCGGGGTGGTGAACGCTTCGTCGCCTGTGAGATCGCCGAATGGAGCGTTTTCTCCGAATAGCGCGATCTTCTGCGGAGGGACAGTGCCGTCAGCCATCTCAGCCGATCTCTGGTCAAACAGCAACGTCTCAGCCACCTTGTTAACCAAAGCTTCAAGCGGGACAAGCCCATATGACACTCCAGAGTTCGGCATATAGGTCGAGAACGCTATCTCGTCCTGCCAATATATCTTCGCGTCCATTCCCGGCATCGCCTGCACGAATCCCCTAGACGCGCTCACGAACCTGTTCTTCAATGGCTGAACCGATCCACCGGGGAGATGATATAGGTTCTCAAGACGCTCTCCCACCGTTTCCTTGTATATCGCATCCGATCCATGCACCATGAGGTCGAACACCCACTTCTTGAGGAAGTCCTCGAAGTCATCCTCAGTGTTCGGTTCATGGAGCCAATCCTTTATCTCCTGCGATGCGTCGTCATTCTTGTTCTGCAACCGCTTTCGCCATCGGAGCATTGCCCCGTCGAAGTTGGACAGGTCTGGCAACACGTCCGGGAGAACCCTTGTGATCTCCTGCACCATCCTGCCCCGGATGACAAGCTCGCGGATTCCCCTGCCCGCGTATTCCATATACACCTGTTTCTGCATCTTGAGGTTGGCTACGATGCGGTCTTCCTCCCTGCTTTCGCGCTTGATGTCCCACTCCAGACCGGATATCCTGTTCGACCTTCCCGATATGACGCCAAACACGGAGTCGCACCGTTGCGCCAGCGCCAGCCTGTCGTAGATGGAAAGCCCAAACAGCGGAACCTCGACCGATCCGGTGAGTATCTTGCCTTCCCTGTCTATGCCTGCCACACCGACAAGCTCGGAGGTGGTGTAGACGTTTACTCCGCGCTTCTTTAGCTGTGCCTTGGCTTCATTGACACCGGACGTGGACAACAACGATTCAGTCGTGACTGCTAGCATCTTTAGCTCCTCAATGGGCCAGTGTCGCTATGCGCCCAGCCATGAGCATATAGGTCGTGGCAAGGAAGTAATGGTCAGGCTTTGCGCCTTCAACCCAAGTATAGCTTCCTTCCCCGTTTTTCGCATCTGGGTCAAACACACGTGTGGGAGCCATTAGTTGCTTGTAGTATTCCGGTACACTCTTGATGTTCCGAGGCAGTTTTATCGCTTCCATGATGAATCCAGCCTTCACGTTGTCCATCGCGCTGGTACGGTCTACAGAGACCACATGATCCCCAATTGTGTCTGATATGCCCTGTCGGAACAGGCTCACGAATCCACCTTTGGACTTGTGGGCGATCATTTTCGATATCCTCATCTCAGGGAGCGCATCTATGACGTATATCTTGGCCTTATACTTCCTGAGAATATCAAGAACCTCTTCTGGGTTCCGCACCGTCCGTACATCGATAATCCGATATCCGGGAGTTCCCCAGACCATGTGTCCAACGACAACGTGGAACTCCGCGCCCACGTCGATGCCGACAACACAAATGCCCCCTTCCGGTCTATGCCCCAGTGGATGATCACCGATGCACGCATCCATATCGTCTGATCCAATTCTCGCCCCCTTGGAATCAAACGCCACGCCTAGATCGGCATTGTAGAACCGTTGCATCGCAGAATCATTCTTCTCCCCGTCCTCAAATCTCCTTACAATATCGCCAAGACTAACATTTGCGGAGAACAGCTTAGACACTTGATACCCGTGATGGGGATGATCTGTCGGCCCGTGCGCCTGCCATCTCCCCATGCCTCTCCTGTCTAGGGGCTTGCCGCAGTCGCAAATGAGTCGGATGTCTCGCTCGCTTCCCTTTTCCCATTCCCTGTCAACGATCACATATTCGTCCTCGGATTCCTCGCGAACGACGTGCTTGAAAAAGTCCGGCTCGACAAACTGGCCGCAGTGACCGCACCATATCGCCCAGTGATACTGCGTGGAGTCGGAATACTCGATGTCTATCCCCGATCCAGTGAATGTAGGATTGGATACCTTGTACTGGCGTCTGTCCTCGGATTCAGCCGCAGATAGACGTTCCCATGCCATGATGAGATTCGATGAGTCACACCTGTCCATCTCATCAATGATCAATACGTCTGCCGCAAACTCCGTGAACGCGGCGGGAGTGTTTGATCCCACCAGAGCTACAGTACCATCGCCCAGTTGCTTCATAGAAACTGAGCTTGCGGCCTTCTTCAGCATCTGGTCGTGCGTCCTCATGGAAGCGTAAAGTGGAGTATATGACAGAGTCTTATCGAACCTCTCACGCACGAATCGACCAACTAGATTGAATGTCGGCAAAACATAGAACACATTGCGTCCATTCCCCGCCCACCCGATAGCCTCCGCCAGTAACCACTCAGACACCCCACACTGAGTGCTTTTCATCACCGTGATATAGGGAGAGGTATCGGCGTATAGTTCCTTCTGGAATGGGTTGGACTCAAAGTCAAGCAGTTTCCCTCGATGCGTCCTGTGTCCCGACATGGCGTTAAACCATGCAGGGTTGGTTCTTTTAATCGCTGAAGCAAGCCTAGCCCTGTCCATCCCCATCAGTGGTCGGGCCGCCTCTTCGGTCATTTTCCCTTCTTGCCCATGATTGAGTCCACTTTCTGGTTGGGAAAGAACAGTTCAAGGTTCCTCGCAAGAATCTCGGTAGACTCCCTGTCAAGGTCTAGGATGTCCTCTGGTGCGTCCTGCTTTTCTGGGCTTGCTCCAGAAAACTCGTTTACTCCCACGAAGTCGCGCCTTGCCCATCGCTCAGGATGCCTTCGTTCTAGCCTCCACGCTGATGCCGTCCAAGCCCCGGATGCTGATGCGGCACCTATCCTTGCCAAGTCCATACTCTCCGCTAGCCCTACTGCTTTTTGTAGGGAGTCGGAAAAATCGGCGTATGGTTGCTCGCCAGACGCCCCTTTGCGAAGCCAATTGTATAATGTGTCCTTGTGTATTCCGACTGCGGCTGACGCTGTCTCTATGTAATTCCCGTTCTGGACAAGCGTTATGATCTTGTCGGAGACTTCCTTGCTGAACTTGAGTGGCGCTCCCCTCTTTGCTGTGGCACCACCCTTTCCCCTTGTTCTCCTTATGCGTGTTCCAGAAGCGTCTGTATCCAGCGGTTTGCTTTCCTTTTTGGTGTTACTCATGCTACTTCTTTGCCTTTATTGGCTTTTTTATGTTCGATTTCGGTCTTCTTGGTGGCTTCTCCCCTGACAGCGGAAATGAACTCCAACGCTCCGAAGAACTTGTTGACCTCTAGTCCGTTCGCCTCAAGAGTCACTGATCTTTCAGAGGCATTCTTGAAGACCAGCACTATGTAGAAGTTGTCCATCTCTGCTTCCGTGCGCTTGCTCAGTTGGTGGTAGACTTCGTTGAGCCTTTCGGATTCAACTATCCCCTCTTCCATCTTCTCTACAGTCTTTTCTATGATGGGCTTGCCGAATATCCTCAATTGTTCTGTTTCAGTGAACCCGGTCTCGATGTCTCCACCAAGCTCACGCATCACGGCTTCCAACTTTTCGAGGTCGAAATCTCCCTGAGCTTGATAGTTGTTCAAAAATACGTTCTGCTTTTTCTCATCAGTATCGGTCAGGTCTACTTGAACCACTGTAAGCTCATAGTCGGGTTTGCCCTCTATGGAGTCAATGATGCTGATCCTTTGGTGTCCAGAAACCAGATTGCCCGTGCGCTTGTTCCACACCAGACCACCCATGAGACCAACCCGCTCCAGATTGTGCCGGAGCTTCTTTCTGGCCTGTTCCGTAATGGAACGGGGATTGTATGGTGCATTTTTTATCTGCTCTCTCTTGATGACCACGCTGGGCCATTTGTCCACTGACGCTTTAGCCATTATACAAGCCTCAACTTTCTGACAATGTCATAGTGGTCATATTTGTAGACTATCGCCCTTACGAACGGAAAAAAACGCTCAATCCTGTCCAAGTCCTGCGGGTAATTGTTTTGCATGAAAAGCACTGAGGCATCATCAACTCCAACTCCCCTGACTCCCTTGTAATAAAGGGCGGGAATGTCTATTTGATTGGCCTTTAGGTATGCAAAGATTTCGGTCGTCTTCCATCCATATATTGGATACACCGATCCACCATAGGATCGGTTCAGATCGATTGACCTAGCCACGATCATGGAGTCAATCTTCTTAACGCCAAGGATCATGGTTGTTATCTTGGTTTCCGTTGCCACAGTCTCGAATATCTTTTTTCTAGTCACTATCGGAATCTCTTCTTTGTTGTATTGATCCCATCCATAACAACCATACTTGTATGCGCGAAAAAAATGCTCAGAGAAAATCTGCTTGACCTCCTTCAGACCAAACCTCTTGATGGGATAGTCCAGCAAGTCTTTCACGATGTCCAGACCGGGGATAAAGTTCATGTGAAAAGGAACTATATTCTTTTTGCCATACACCTTCAATGCAAGGTCTAGGACAACCAGCGAATCCTTGCCACCGGATAGTCCTAGGGTGGCGCGTGGCTCCATTGCTCTGCGCTCCTCCAGCATACCCAGTGCATCCTCAACGTGTCTCGACAACTGCCCCCCCCCCCCAAAAAAAAAAAAAACAAAACGTCTAGCCCGAACACAATCCAAAACGGGCTAGACGTTTTGTTTAACTAGTGCGGACCACCCGAGCCTGATGCTACGCCTTCTGATCCCTTATTTTTTTTTGTCTTGGTCGTCACGGGAGCCTTCTTGGTCTTAACGGGAGTCTTCTTGGTCTTAATCTTGATGGAACCTTTTTCCTCTGCCCTGCTTTTTGCCCTCTGAGCGCGAACCCCTTCCCACGTTTTTGGTTTTCCTTTCGGAACCCCGAAAGGCAGGGGAGTACCCTTTTTAGCCATGAACTTCTCCTTGGCTTTTTGTTTGCCTCTATCAACCGGGTGCCACCCATTCCTTGATCTCTATACCCAGATGCCTCTTGACATACTGGCTCAATAGCACTCTATGACATTTACTCTCATCGCGCAAGGTCTCGTAACACAGAAAGGCATAATCCTCTCCATCGGCCTCGTAATGGGCAATGATGTCCTTAACCCTTTCCTTCGACTTGGAAAGTTGGTCTTTGTACCTCTTGGAATACTCCTTCCAGTCGATTGTCCCATCCTTGGCATCCCGCAAGATGTCTCGGTTTGGGGCCAGTTCAATCTCGTTGGCATCGCACTTAAGCCATCGGGGACTCCACTGTGCTATGGACACAAGTTTTATCCCGTGTTCCCGGAGTCTCTTCGCCATCGCAAAGTAGCTAGTGAAAATCATCGTTTACCCCCACTCAATTGTATCATGAATTGGCATCTTTTCATAGTACTACACACTTATTAAGTACTATATCTAGTCTCCTGTAATGCCCTGCCCTGCCCTTGCATTGCATTCTTGCCCCTACCCTGTGTAAAGCTTCATCCCAGCCCAGAAT